CAGTCGAGAAATTCGAAATGGTTCTGGTAAAGCGGCAGCTTCATATCCGGGATATGCGGCGCGAATGGCTGGGCGTTGGCCTTGATCCATGAATCGTAGAAGCACGGCGTGCCGTCCGGCATGACCCACCACCACGGCTCCCCGATCTGGAACCGCACCGGCACCCCCGCTGCCTCGATCAGGCCGACGAACCGCCGCGCAACCGAACGCAGCCATTCCATCGCCGGCTCGCTGGTGGGGCGCAGCACGGTGGAGGGCGGATCCCAGCCAGTCAGCGCCTTGAGCCCGAAGTAGCTGCGCTGGCTCCAGTCGTCCGGGCAATGGTCGGCCAGCAATTCGTAGGACAGCGAGACGATCGGATCGAACCCGGCTTCGGCAAGCCCAACCAACAGGCTTTCGTGCCAGGCGCGCGCGGGCTCGCACAGCGTCCCGTCGGGGTCGGCGAGCAGGCGGCCTTCGCCCGGCACCAGCCGGAAGAAATGGCTCATCCCGACATAATGGATCACCCGCCCGCGATAGCCGAGGTGGCGAACCTGGCGGATCAGCCGGGCCGGGGTCTGGTTGAAGGCGTCGTCGTAGGCGGTCGCAATCTGCTCGCCATGTTCGGGCAGCAGGCTATCGCCGATTTCCAGCATGGCGCGCGCACCGTCGCAGGAAATCGCGCTCAGTTCTGCCCAGCCATCCGCGCGTGTCGGCAGCGGATCGGCTCCCCCCGGCACGTATCCGGGCGGGACGAGAGAGATGAACATGCGATCTATGTCGCCGGGGTGGACCGGTTCGCCGGGCACGGCGAACCCGCTTTCAAGCGACGAGAAGGGCAGGGTTACGAGCGCATCTTCGGGCGAACCATCGGCGTAGTTCCACAGGCGCACATACCAACTGCGCGCATTGCCCGCCGCGTCGCGCCCCTCGATCGTCAGGGTCGGGCCGTTGACCGCGTCGAGCGCGATCACCCCGCCGCTGCGCCAGTGGAAGCTGAGCACAGTGTGGGCATAGTCGCGATCTGTCGCGTAGGCGTGCAGCGGATGGTCGAGCGTGTCCTCGCTCGCCCAGATCAGCCCCGCCAGCTCGCCCGAATGGTGAAACTCGCACGTCACCCGCAGCGCATCGGGGGCGGTGGTGACGACGCTGGCCATCATCGGGCGGGGGAAATTGACCGTCCAGAACCGCGGATCGAAACGCTGGATGTGGTCGTGTTCCTGCCCCTTGCGGGCAGACGCGAGCCAGTATGCCATCAGGATCCCTCCATCGCACGGCGCACTGCCGCGGCAATCTGTCGGCTGGAGCGTTCCAGCGCGACCGGCGCCGCCGTGCCCGCAGGCGCAGCCAGCTGGATCGAAACCGCGACCTGCCGGCTATCTCCCGCCGCCGCGGCAGGAACGATCCGGCCATCGCCCGGTGGGACGAACAGCTCCGGTCCGCGCTCGCCCACGAGATAACCACGCTGCGCGCTCACCGGGCCGCCCGTGGCGCGGCCCGGCAGGCCGAGTGCTCCATTGAGCAGCGTTCCCAGAAAGCCACCGGCGGGATTGCCCGCGCCAAGCAGCTGGCGCAGCCCGAGCTTCAGCGCCTGCGCCGCGATCCGGTCGATCGCTTTGCTGGCTGTTTTCTGCAGGTCTTCGAAGCCGAGGCTACCGCGCCGGATTGCAGACAGCAGGCCGCGCTCCAGCACATCGCCCGCGCGGGCAAAGCCGGACACCAGTTCGCCATCGAGATCGCGCCGCATTTGCGCCATGTCCTGGGCAAAGCCGCGCGTGTTCGCGCGCACATCGACCAGCAGTTCGTCGACCGTTTCGCTTGTCGGATCAGCCATCGGGATCGCGCTCCATCATGCTTTCGAGATCGCCGCGCGCCATGCCTTGCGCGGTGGGAGTAACCGGGCCCAGCGCGGTGGCGAGTTCCGCCGGGGTGGCGCGCCAGAACGCCTCCGGCGGCCAGCCGAGCGCCTGTGCGGCAAGCGCAGCCAGCGGCGGAAGCCCGCTCCTGAACTCGCTCATCAGCGGCCCTGCAGGATCGCGGCGAGCAGGGCACGCAGCGGTTTTGTGGCTGCGGCCAGTCCGCCCGCGATAATCGCTTCGCCCACAGCCTCCCGGCTCAGACCGTCGCGCGTTTCGAGGCAATGCCAGAACAGCGCCGCGATTTCGGACAGGCGCAGTTCCCCTGCGCCCGCCCGTTCGACCAGCGCGAACAGCGGGCCAAGCTCTTCTTCTGCCGCGACCAGCGCGGTAAAGCTGGGGCGCAGCGTTCGCCGTTCGCCCGCGATACGCAAGGCCGCCTCGCCCCTGACCGGGTTGGCCGCGCTCATGCCGGGGCGACCGCGCCCGAGCTTTCGAGCTGGATGGTGTAGTTGCGCTCGCCGTTGAAATCGCCCGAATAGTCGAGCCGCTGGACGAGGAAGCGGCCGCGCAGCCGCGCGCCATCCTCGAACGACAATTCGTAATCGTCGATCGTGCCTGCCAGCGCGTGGGCCTGTACGCGCGCCTCTGCATCGGAGCCGAGGAAGATACCGCCCGCACTGACCGAGACCGAGCGGGTGCCCGCGCCCGACAGCAATTCGCGCCAGCCGCCCGAATCCTTGTGCGTCACCACCACGCTGTCGCCGTTGATCGCCATTTGCGTGGTGCGCAGCCCGGCGACGGTTTCGTATGCGGGCGGCACTGCGCCGTCGCCGATCTTGAGAAGGAAGGCGGAGCCTTTTTGGGCGGTCATGACGGGAAGCCTTTCTGAACGGGTCAGGGTTGAGTGGTTTCGAGGATGCGGAAGCGGTATTCGCGCAGGATCGCGCGGGCATTGCGGGGGCGGCGCTCGGCGCGGCCCCGCAGGAAGGTGGCGCTCACGACGCGAAAGCCGATCTGGGCGGCGGGGAGCGCGAGGGCGCGCGCGTCGACCCGTTTGGCGAGATCGCCACCGATCGCGGGATCGTCGCCATGCAGGCGAAGCTCCACCGCGACGCGCACTTCGCGCCCCGCGCAGGTCTTGGTACTCCAGTCCGCCGAGGCGCTGGCAACCAGCGCCAGCCAGGGGGTGGACGCACGCTCGATCTCGGCCTCGGCGACGATATTGAGTGCCGACGCGATGGCGGGATCGGCGCGCAGATGCTCGATCAGCGCGGCGCAAAGCTGGGTTTCCATCAATCGTCTCCGAAGTCGGGCCAGAGCTTGTGCGCCGAGCGCCAGGACTTGCTGCCGGGACGCTGCGCCCGCGCGTCCAGACGGCGCAGCGCGCGCCGCTCCAGCGCATGGGCAAGTCGGTCGAGCGCCGGAATCCTCGCACGGATCATGCGCGCCATCAGGCGAGCCTCAGGACGCGCCACGGACGCCACAGCGCCGCGATCGCTGCCGGTGGTTCGGCCGCCACCGCTTCGCCTTCGCGGTGGAGATAGGCGGCGAAGCGCAGGATGCCGTGGCGCAGGCCATCGGGCAGGCTGCCCCAGTCCGCCGCCAGTCCGGCGTCCAGCGTCACCACCACCCGGCTGACGAACGGCCCACGCCGCAAGCGTAGTTGCGCCGAACCGTCGCCCGAGAGGTGCAGGTCGTACTCGTCATCGCCCAGCGCGGTGCGCACGCCCTCGGCATCGAGCATCTCGACACTGGTCACCTGCGCAATCGGGCGGGTGGTGAGCCGCGTCCACTCGTGGCTCGCATCGCGGGTCTCTTCGATGGTCGCGGCGAGCGGTGTGAGCCCGGTAAAAGCCTCGCACGCCTCCACCCCCGCACCGATCAGCGCGGTCAGCTGCGCATTGTCGGAACTGCGGGTGATGCCGAGCCAGTGCTTCAGTTCGGCCAAGGCGGGCGAGAGATCGCCGCCCGAAAGCACCCGGCGAAGGGATGGCCGTGTCATCGCGGTCTCCTGAAAATGGGAAGGAAGGCGCCCGCGCCGAAGGGTCCTCGAACGGCCAGGGGAGAAGCCGGAGGTGCAGCATCGGCGCGGGCGCAGAGGCGCGGGAGGCTATGGCCCCCGCGCCCCGTCGGCGTCAGGCCTCGATCCGCAGCAGCTTGATCGCTGCGCTGTCGAGCACCTGTCCGCCGATCCGCTTGGTCGCGTAGAAGTGGACGAAGGGCTTGTTGCTGAAAGGATCGCGCAGCACCTGCGTGGCGCTGCGTTCGGCGATCAGGTAGCCGTGGCGGAAATTGCCGAAGGCGATCGGGTATTCGTCCGCCGCGATGTCGGGCATGTCCTCCGCCTCGACCACCGGGTAGCCGAGCAGACGATCGGGCTGCCCCTCGACGAGCCCCGGCTGCCACAGGAACGCGCCATCGGTGGTCTTGAGCTTGCGCACTTCGGCCAGCGTGGCGGAGTTCATCACGAACGCCGCGCCCTGCCGGTGCCCGGCCTTGAGCGTGTGGACCAGGTCGATCAGCGTCAGGTCCGGATCGTCGCCTAGCCCGGTCGCGCTGCCCGTGCCGATATACTGCACCGACCCGAAGGCGCGCGCGCCGTCGCCCAGCGTTGAGGTGGTCGCCTTGAGGAAGCCCTTGGGCTGGTTGGTGCCGCTGCCGTTAACGAAGGCGGCACCTTCGGCACGGGCGAATTCCATCGCGATCTCGCTCGCCAGCCAGCTCTCGAGGTCGAAGCCGGAGTCGTCGAGCATGGCCTGCGAGGCCGCCGGGTTGGCGTAGAGGTCGCCCGTCGGCGGGGCGATTTCGGCGAAGGTCGGCGTGTCGGTTTCGCTACGCTCGCCAATCTCGCTCGCCCAGCCGCTCGCGGTGCCGCCGGTGGAGATGAGCTTGCGATAGCCCGCGCTGCCGGTCTGGACGACCTGCGCGATGCTGCGGATCGGGCTGATGTCGGTCAGTTCGCGGGCGATCATCGCGTCGATCTGGCGCGGCACGGCATAGCCGCCATCGCCGGGCGTGGTGCCGGAGATCGACTTGATCTCATGAACCGCACCGCGCCGCAGGTAGCCGTCGACGAAGCCCTTCACCTCGGCGGGCGCGCTGTCGCCGGTGCCAAGCGCGGGGCGTTGCGCCGCGCGGCCGATCTTGTCGACGCGGGCCTTCACCTCGTCGAGATCGGTGCGGATCGTGGTGACGTCGGCTTCGAGCGCGTCCTGCCGGGCGACGATGTCGAAGCTGGCGTCGAGCGGATCGGTGGCGGTGTCGGTAATGGGGGTCTGGATATCCATGAAGAACCTTTCTTGTCGGCACGGGAAACGCCCCCTCTCCTTGAAGGCGAGGGGGTTGGGGGTGGGGCAGGCTGGAGCGGAGGTGCGAACTCCTGCGGAAGCAGGAGCCTCAGCGGACGATCAAATGCACCCGCGCGCCGTGTTGCAACGGGTGGGTGACGAGGCTGATTTCGATAAGGTCGACTGCGAGAAGTTCGCGGCCATGCGGGTTGTGGCGCGCCCTCGTGGCGCGGTATCCAAAGCTGAGCCCGCTGACGGCGCGCGTGGCCAGCAAGGCGGCGGCGCGGCTAGCGGGCCGGTCGATCCGGGCCACTACGCGCAGGCCTTTCGCGTCCTCACCGATCCGCTCGACCGTGCCGATGCGCTGGTGCGGCTCGTGCTGCCAGTAGAGAGGCAAGGGCTTCCTGCTTCGGGCGAGCGTGGCGGCGAAGGCACCGGTGCGGATCGTGTTGTGCGCCGCATCGTGGATGTCGAACAGCGCGGCATATCCGGCGATCCGCAAGACCCTCCCCTCCCCGGCGGGGAGGGGATCGAGGGGAGGGGGTTCTGTGCCCGCGAATTTCGCTCCTGTTCGCCCTTCGACAGGCTCAGGACGAACGGCTGGGGCCGCTCTCACTTCAAGAGCCCCGGCACGCCCAGCCGCACCGCAATGCCGAGCAGCAGCAGCGCGCACATCCCGCGCACCAGCCACTCGATCGCAGCCTTCCACGCGCTTGTCTTGGCGTCGCGCCACGCCTGCAACAGCTCACGCAGTTCCACGATATCGCCCGAGGCGGCTTCGTCGGACAGGCCGATGCGGACAAGCGCGCGGTTCGCGCCCAGTTCGCCAGCTTCCTCGGCAATCGCGCGCAGGGTGACGAGTTCGGCACCCTCGGTGCGCGCCTGCGCGAGCAGCGCGGCGAGCATGTCTTCGTTGGTCATGGCGGAAACCTTGCTAAGGGTAGGGAATGCTGGATCAGAACCACACGCGCCGGGGCTGTATGCCGCGAGGGTGCTGGCTCACGATCATCACCGTTTTGGTGATGTTCGGTTTGTACTTTGGCTATCTCGTCTGGAGCGGTTTCTTCGCCGCAGACAGCTGCCTTGATGCCGGGAAAGTCTACGACTTCATCGAAGACCGATGCCGTTCCGATCTGATCAGAGGGCGCGGTGAGCCGCCCCCGCTATGGCCCTTCTAGCCCCAGCATCGCGCGGCGTTCTGCGTCGGTCAGGAAGTCCGCTTCGCTGACCTGCTTCCACAGCCGCTCGCGGTCTTCGGAGAGCGCGGGCACCCGGTCGAGGTCGACCGCGATCCTGGTGTCGGCAAACCACGGCGAGAGGCCCTGGGCGATCCCGCCGAAGATCTTGTCCGCCAGCGGCAGCAGGGTCAGCCGCCACAAAGCGCGGTTGGCCTCGCGGTAGTTCGAATAGGTGTTGTCGCCCGGCAGGCCGAGCAGCATCGGCGGCACCCCGAAGGCGAGCGCAATGTCGCGCGCCGCCGCCGCCTTGAGCGTCGCAAAGTCCATGTCGGCAGGCGAGAGCGCCATGCTCTGCCAGCTGAGCCCGCCTTCGAGCAGCATGGGCCGCCCGGCATTGCCCTGCCCCTGGAAGGCGCTGGCGAGTTCGGCCTTGAGCCGCTCGAACTGGTCCGCTGTCAGCCCCTGCCCGTCACCCGGCGCGTAGACCAGCGCGCCCGAGGGCCGCGCGGCATTCTCCAGCAGGGCATTGTTCCACTGGCTCGCCGCGTTGTGGATTGCGATCGCCTGCGCGGCGGCGCTCAATGCGCCCGCCCCATAGTGATCGTCACCGGGGTTGAGGCATTTGAGATGGATCAGCTCGGGCCAGCCATCCTCGTCCTCCAGCGGGATCACATGCGTCTGCGCGCCGAGGTGATAGGCAAAGCCTTCGGGCCAGCCGATCGGACCGGGGCGGATCGTGACCCGCTCGGGCCGCAGCGCGAACAGCTCGACCGGCCTCCCGCTGCCGTCCTTGAGCACCTGCACGAAGGCATTGCCATGCAGCAGCAGGTGCGCGGCGATGGTCTCGACCAGCGACTGGCCTGCGGATGGAGCGGTGATCAGCGCGAGCAACTCGTCCGCGTCTGTCGAGACGGGCGCGGCACCGACGCCCTCGGCCACGATCCGCACCGCGCGCTGGGCGACGGGGTTGGAGGCGAACCCGGCCTGCAGGCTGGTCGCATAATCGAACGGCGGCGCGGATGCCCCGCGCGCTTCGAACGCCGCAGCCCAGGGCGAGGTGAAGCCGCGCGCGATGGGCACACGGGCGCTGCCCCCGCCCTTGAAGGCGGAGATCAGGTCGGTAAACATGGACATGGCGTCTCCAGGGATCAGGCATGTCCCCGGGCGCAAGCGACCGGGGAGCTGGGAATGAAGCGTCGGTTTGGACTATTGGCTTTCGGCCTGGCCGTTTTCGGACTTGGCCAGCCCGCTACCGCGAAAGACCAGGATATTACCGTCAAGCGTTCGACCGACGGTTGCAGCATCGAGGTTCGCGGCGAGGACAGGGCGCTGATGATGCGCTCCAATGCCGACGGCAATGCGGAGATCGGGCTGATGTTTGCGGAACCCGCCGCGACACCCGGACGGACGCGCGACGGCTATTTCTACCTCGGCTTCGACACCTCGACCAGCGGGCCGGTGACCTACCGCGACGGCTACGAAGGCGAGTTTTCGAGCGGCTACATCGCCGAGATGGGCACAGCCGACCTGTGGTGGATGGTCGACCCCGTCCACGGACGTTTCTCGCTGTCGGTCGACAGCAACACCGGCTTCGAAGCGCAGACGGGCGAGGGCGTGATCGAGTTCAATGCGTTTCGCCAGTGTCTCGCGGATTTGCAGGTTTAGCAGGTTCTCTTGTCACCCCGGACAAGTCCGGGATAACAAGTTAGAAACCCTGCACCGACGGCCCGCCGCCCTTACCCACCATAAGCTCGGTGAGTGCCCTGAACAGCGAAACGGCGGGGTCCGGCGAGCGGCCCCGGCCTTCGTAGACAGGTTCGGCGCGGGCGAACTTGTCTTACTAGTAAAGATAATACTCCATTTCATCGAGGCACTCGTTGATCCAACCCAGTGCGCCCGGGACGTTGCCCGGCAAGGGGAAGGACTCCGCGATCTTGCCGTCGGCGGTCGTCACGCGGATGATCCGGGCCTTGCCCAGCCTGGCCATTTCCGTACGGGTTAGCGAGATGTCGAGATGGGTGACACCGTCGATCTGGTGGTATGTCGTTGCGCCTGCGATCGTTATGGTCGTTGCCCCGGCCACGATTTTCGCCGTTGTTTCTGGCGATTGCATCTTCCAGTCGTTGCGTTCGACCATGATCAGGTTGTGTCCGTCTAGGTTGCTCTCAATCTGGACCCAGGCCTTGGCGCCGCTCGAATGATCGTAGGACGATACAGCCCAGCAGGCTTCGAAGTCTTCGCTATCGCCGTATTTCCAAGACAGGCCGCTCTGGGCGTGACCAGCCGCTACCGGAAGGCAGATTGCCACGAGCGCGATTGCGAATTTCTTCATTGTGAACACATCCCGGAAGATACGCGAACCCTGGCGCAAATTTAGGCGGAACGTGAGGGAACGACAATCACCTAAATCACTGATACGGAGGGCTTCACGAACCGACCCAGCATCAGCTCGGTCAGCGCCCACACCAGCGCATCGGCGCGGTCGGGCGATCGTCCCGGGCCTTCGTAGCCACCGCCCACTTTCAGGCCGCATAACTGGTCCTCCAGCTTCGCGAACAGGCCCGCGTGGCGCACGCGGCCTGCTTCGTAGAGCGCGGCGACCGGCTCGGCGCGGGCGACCTTGCCGCGGCTGGCGTGGACCAGCTTGAACGGCAGCGAGACTTCGCCTGCGCGCAGCACGCTTTCGACCATTGCGCCGCCCTGGTTGGCTTCGGCAATCACGCGGTCGGCTTCCCATTTCTCAGCCGCACGCGCCACGGCGCGTGCCCATTTTTCGGGCGAGGCGCGTTCGACGCTGGCGTCGACGAGGACGGTGGCGAGGCCTTCCTCATCGCTGCCGCAGACTATGATCCCGCAGGCATCGCCCTGCGCGCTGGCGGGCGGATCGACGCCGATCACGATGCGGGTGCATTGGGTTGCCCCTCCCCCCGACCCCCTCCCCTGAAGGGGAGGGGGAGCTTGGCGGCACTCCTCCAGCAGGGCGCGGGTCCACAGGGCACCTTCGATGTCGGTCAGCAATTCGCCGTCCAGCTCCTGCCGCCCCAGCGTGGTGCGGGCGAACTGGCGGCGCATCCGGTTGACGAAGCGGGTGGGGAGGTTGCCCTCGTTGTCCCATGTCGTCCCGCGCGTCACCGCGGCGTCGCCCGCCTCACTTTCATCCAGCAGGCGCCGGACCAGTGGCACCGCGCGCGGCGTGGTGGTGGCGGCCACGCGCGGATGCTCGCCCAGACGCAGGCCCATCTGCAGGTTGTCCCACGCAGATGTCGCACGCTCGCCCGCATTGTCCCACTTGGCAATTTCGTCGCACCATGCGTGGCTGTGCTGCGGGCCGCGCAGGCTTTCGGGCTCGGCGGCGGAGTAGCAGAAGGCCTGCGCCCCGCTGCCCCAGGTCAACCGCCGCAGGCTCGGTTCCCATCGCGGCGCATGATCGGGTGGAGACACCGCGAGGATGCCGCTCTCGCCTTCGATCATAACGCCGCGCACCTCGGCCAGCGAGGCGCCGACCAGCGCAATCCGCGCATGGGGATCGGTGCGCGCGATCATCCGCACCCACTCCGCGCCCGCGCGGGTCTTGCCGAAGCCGCGCCCGGCGCAGATCAGCCATGTCTGCCAGTCGCCGTGCGGTGCGACCTGCTCGGCCCGCGCCCATAGCGGCCAGTGAAACGCAATCGCCTGCGCTTCTTCCTGCGAAAGCGATGCGTACCAGTCGAGCCGTGCCTCGGGCGCCAGATCGAGCAGATCGGCCAGCGCGTCAGCGATCATCGCCATCGGTTCGTAAAGGCGCGTCATTCTTCGCGAGGCGGACGCGGATCGTGGCGAGTTTGCGCTCCAGCGCGGCGAACACCGCCGCTTCGTCCTGCCCCTGACGTTTCGCCCGTTCGATGGCGATCGTGTCGCGGTGGGCAGCGAGCAGGCGGATCGCATTGGCGATATCCAGCTTGCGGTCGGGATCGTGGCCGCGCAGCTGCGCCAGCACCTCCATTTCCAGGTGTTCGTATCCTTCGTGCAGTGCCGTGCGCCAGGCTTCGGCGAATTCCGGGCTGTCGCGCCGCGCCTTGTAGGCCCGGCTGGGTGAAACGCGCGCCTGCCTGGCCGATGCGGTGACATTGGAAGTCGCGGCGAGTGCCTGGAGGAAGTGCGTCCGCCAGCGTGGATTCGTGGCCTCCTCGCCACCCCGGGCTTGCGAGGCCGCAATCGACAGGGTCTCGCGCCGCGCCCTGGGTTTGGGCGCGCCTGGCGGCTTGTCCGGCATGAGGTGAACGGTCCCGATTAAAGCGCGCGGTGGCAGTGAGGCCTCCCCTTCGCCCGCACCATCGCGATGTTCCCGTTGCCTAACCAAAGAGCGTCACAATGCCAAGCACAAAATAACCAAATCGGTAAATTCAGCGCACAGGCAGATGATGCGCACTGCCTTGCGCGTTGCGGGACGCTCGCCTAAGCGCCGGAAACCGAGGGGGTGAGGGGCTGCCATGCTGCGCGGATTGTACGAATGGACCATGCGGAAGGCGGCGCATCCGCACGCGCAGTGGTGGCTGGCGCTGTTCGCCTTCGTCGAATCGAGCTTCTTCCCGATTCCACCGCATCCGCTGCTGGGCCTGATGTGTCTGGCCGAACCTAAAAAGGCGCTCCGCTTCGCCCTGATCGCCACGGGCGCATCGGTGGTGGGCGGGATGTTCGGCTATGCGATCGGTGCGCTGCTGTATGACAGCATCGGCCTGTGGCTGATTTCGAAGCTGGGCTACGCGGACGTTTTTCCGTGGGCTGCCTGCACGGTCAACGCCAATGGCGGCTGGGCGGTGTTCACCACCGCAAGTACGCCCATTCCCTACAAGCTGATGACGATCACCGCCGGCTTCGTGCACATGAACTTCGCGACCTTCGTGATCGCCAGCATCGCCGGGCGCGGATTGATCTTCATGACTGTAGGCGTGCTGTTCCGCCTGTTCGGCGCGCCGATCAAGAGCTTCATCGACAAGTATCTGGTGCCGCTGACCACGCTGTTCGTCGTGCTGGTGGTGGGCGGGTTCCTGCTGGTCACGCAGCTGGGACACAGCGATGACGCAGGAACCGCGAACGATCCCTGCGCCAACGCCACGCTGGAAGACTTCTAGCCCTACTGCGGTTTTGGCCGGTTAGCCGTTAAAGGTCGTTTCCAGCGTAATCTCGGTATCGAGCAGCTTGGAAAGCGGGCAGTTTTGCTTGGCGGTCTTCGCGCATTCCTCGAACGTCGCCTTGTCCAGCCCATCGCCGCCACCGGTTACCGACAGCGCGGACTTGCTCACCTTGAAGCCGTCGCCGTCCTTTTCCAGCGTGACCTTGCAGATCGTCTCGATCGCGCCGTCCGAATGACCCTTGTCGGCCAACTGGAAAGCGAGCGCCATGGTGAAGCAGCTGGCATGGGCCGCGCCGATCAGTTCTTCGGGATTGGTGCCGGGCGCATCTTCGAACCGCGTGTTGAAGCCGTAGGGCTGGTCCTTCAGCGCGCCCGATTCGGTCGAGACGTGGCCTTTGCCATCCTTGCCGAAACCTTCGTATTTCGCACTGCCTGTGCTGACATTTGCCATGTGGTAATCTCCTTTGTCTCTCTCAGACGAAGGACTTGGCCAGCAGTTCCGCGAAGCAGGGGCCTGCGCGCCGCGAGAGGATCAGCCGCCCTGCAGGCCAAGCGAACCGGCGATCACCCAAAGGCCGACCGCGGCCACAAGGACCGCGAAGCCCACTTCCAGCACCCGCTTGTGCCCGGCCAATCGTGCACCCGCTGCACGGCCCAGAACGCTGCCGCCGACCCCGCCAGCCACCAGCCAGCTGACCACCGTCCAGTCGACCAGCCCCGACAGGGCATAGGATCCGGCGGTGGTCATCCCGAAAGCCGTGACCGCAACCAGCGAACTGCCGATCGCAAGGCTGAGCGGCATGGCGGTAGCAAAGACCAGCCCGGGCACGATCAGGAAGCCGCCCCCGATCCCGAAGAACCCGGCCAGCAGACCGGTGCCAAGACCCGTGGGGAGGATCCGCGTCAGCATGCTGCGCGCGTTTCCACGCGTCATGCTCACCTGCGGGTTTTCCGCCGTCCGCCGCTTGAGTAG